AAGGTGTTGATCAACCGATTGTTCACATCCACACGCACGTTGTCGTGTGGGTCGAAGCGGATTTCCCATTCAGGGATGAAGTCTCCCAGTGGCAGGCCGACCTGTTTTGCGAAGTGCCTCACCTGCGTCTCGTTCTTGGCGATGTAGATGTCTAGCTCATCCGTACCGGTGTCGTAAGTGCCTCGGTAATACGAGCCACTACGTTTATCAAGGAAGGCCAGATAAGTGACGCCTGCAGAACTGGTACGGCTGGCTTGTGTCACCAGACTGTTCCAGTAGTCAGGTAGCAATTCTTTGGTCAGGTAGGCCGGCTCTCCTTTGAAGTTGAAGATGAAATCCGGATTGTCTTCCGGGTGGTAATACGCCCAGCTGTCACCACCGTTGAGGTTGAAGTAGACGAAGCCACGCTCTTGTTTCATTTCAGTGATGATCGAGCTGTCTGGTTTCAACAGCACCTCGGTCGCGCCATACATCTTGTAGGTGTACTTACGTTCGGGCATACCCGCCAGCTCACGCAACTCGTTGATCTTTGCTTGCTCACGCTTGCGGTTCTCCGCAGTGCTGGTGATTGGGTTGGTGATGTTCAGTGTGTCGATACGCTTCTTGACCATCTGGATACGTTGGCCATTGCGCCCGGTCTTGAACGGGTCTTTTGCGTTGCCATTAAAAATTGGTGGTGCGATGTACAGCAGCTTGTCGTTCTGGCAAGTGGTGATATCCAGCGGCCAGCGTAACGCCATGTTGGACTTGGTCAGTTGCAACGCGGCGTTCAGTTCGGGCGTGTTGAAGTTCAGGTCTTTCAACCACTGCTTGAGCAGCGCTGCCGGCATGGGCTTGGTCAACATCATGAAGATGTGGCAGCGTAATGACTGGTCTTTCACACCATGGCTGGCACTGTACTGCACGACATACGAGACATCAGTGATGCCGATCAGTTGCAAGAAGTCTTCCGGTGTTTGCACATCAACACCATCGACGTCGAGGCACACCCACTCGGTCGAGGCACTTGAGTCAGTGGAGCCAGCACGCGGCTCGTCAACCAGCGGGCGGTTGATCTCACCTTTCAACAGACAATATTTCAGCGCCGCGTATTTGCGTAATGCAGTGTTGAAGTCAATCAGGTTCGATGCTGTGATTTCATGCGAGGTGAAGTTCAGTACTGACGGGTACGAACTTGTTTCGATCGTCTTGTTTTTGAGCGTGAAGGATTTTGTGAGCGGTACATCCGCTTTGAGAAAAACGAGCTTCATAGGTGGCCCTCCATTGAGCCGAAAAGACTAGCATAGATCGAAGTTCGATGGTTTTTGACTGGAATGTGTATATAAGCCAATGCTGTTATAGGTGGGGTTTTTTTCACATTCCAATCTTGATTTCCGTTTGAAATCAATAACCTACAAATCTGCCTAAAAAGTAGGCAACTCGGAAAACGCAAAATGCAACGTCTTCCCGAAGGAGGGCCTTCGAAATTCCAATCTTGGAATGGGCCGCTAAGCACGCTGTTAAGCCAAACAGGGTTTTCGAGGTTGTGCGGTATGCAAATGGAATGCAAGGCACAGGGGGACACGGGGCGGAAATGTCTATTAACAAACGCTAATGGACATAGCTGACCCCTTCCAATGTCTGGCAAAACCGGCATGTTCACACAGACTTTGGAATGAACTTTGGAATGCCATTTTTCCCTTTGTTTTCTTATACTTATATCTTCTTTTCTTATTAAATTCCAAAATTCCAATCTTTTAGAACTGTAAGTAAAAGAAGTAGTAGTAGTAAGAGAGAAGGGTGTATTCCTATAGGAGGTTGTTTCGGCGTTTGGAACGTAATGGAATGGCGGGCTCGTGTGTGTTAAAAAACTGTCACGACGTTTTCGGCACACCCGCGATCCCCGTGGGCCCACACGCACCACCTCGGTTCGGATTCGGGTTCGTGCCCCGATGGCTGGGTCAAAGCGAAACAGCCCCGACCTGATGGCCGGGGCTGTGTGGTTACTCGATGCCGTAACTGGCGTTTAGTTTGTCCTCGGCGAATGCTTGCCGAACTTCGTGGAACTCGTACATCGTGATCAGCTCAATCCTGATCTCTGCGCCGAGCTCGACCAACTGGTCGAACCGAATCTGTGCTTCGTCGATCCTGCGTTCGATGTCGACCATGGCGTTTCCGATCGCCGACATGATCTGCCGGTAGACCATATACAGGAACTGGTACTGCTTCCACACCGGGAGTGCTTCCCAGTGGTCGTCTGTGAACGCTTCCGTGGCCGTGGTCTTAAACAGCTCGATCATGGTCTTGGTCTCGCTTTCCATCTTCTGCTGCTCGCGGGACGCGTTTGCTGCTGTACGTTTTGCGCGGGCAGCATCAATCAACGAGCTCGATAAGCCGGCTTTTTCCAGCGCTTGTTTGTTGAGCTCGTCGATGATGGCGTCGACATTCACGGCTTGAGGGGTCGTGATCTGCGCCAAGATGTCCTGCGGCATCGATGGCTTTTGAGGGAACTGGGCGATGAGTTGCCCCGTCAACATCCCTTTATACACGCCGAGCAAGCAGAGCCCATTGACTTTGGGCAGAGGCGTTGGGCCGGTTTCTAATCCTGCCGACAGCGTTTCCTCTTTCCGCCATTCATTGTAGCGGTCGATGGTATTGCTGGCGTTGCCGAGATCGCAGAGCGCGAGGCCCAGCTCGTCAGCCTGCGATTCCAGCTTGCGGGTCTGCGCGTTTTTGCGCATGTCCCACAAGTTGGCGTTCAGGCTGATGTAGCCCAGACTGTTTGTGATGACATTCGCTGCAATAAATGCCCGGAACGGGTCGATGGCGCTCAATCGACCTACCACGTCTAAAACGTGTGTGGCTATGAAAGGGATGTTTTCCCCGGTGTGTGCGCCGACAGCGATTGTACGATCGTTCATGATTGTTTCCTTTATCAAAGTTAGGCAAAAGCGCCACACCAAAAAAGACAACGCCCCAGAGCGCGTCAGCGATCTGGGGCAGAATTAGTTCGCAATGATGTATTGCGTTACTTCAGCCTTAAAGGCCGAGGTGTCGAACTGATCCTCGTACGCGAGGAGTTGTTCGAGGGGGTCACCGAAGCCGTCGTCGGTGTATCTGGCTTCGATGGCGTCCGAGAGGGCGCAGAATTCTGCGGTGTATTGTTGTTGCATGTTATAGCTCCTATAAACGCGAGGCCTAAGCCTCCGAAGATAATCAACGCGGTGATGTCAATGATGAAGCGTAGCAATGTTGTGCCTCCGCTTGAAATCGTTCCACCACGCTTCAAACGCGAGGCGGAACTGTTCGTCTTTGGCGCAGAGCTCTTGTACCTGCACCAGTGTCATTTCAGAGATGTCCATTGCTGGTTCTCCTGTAGAAAGGTTTTGCCATCGTTGTGAAGATGGCAGTGAGGATTCCGGCGAGCGTCGCTGCCATCGTCCCTGTTAATGTTCCCCAATGCAGCATGAACATCACACCGGTCACGAGCAGGTCTGTGACCAATGAATGCTGCACTAACCAGCGCTTCAAATTGCTGGGCAGTTTGAAGAACACGAACAAGAAACCGAGCCAAACGACAACGCCGGTGAACATCCACTCGGCGTTTATGAGGAAGACGTTCATTGTTCGAGCTTCCGCAATTCAGCGAGCTCTTTCAATAGTTCTTCCATTCGCTCGGCATCCGATTTCGGAGCCCCTGCAAACAACGTACGCAAGTACCGGCCAGCAGTGACTGCGCCGCTCGCTGCTGCGACTGCACCACGAGCGATCGCCTCGCGGTGACGTTGCGCTGCCAAGATCGGTGCAACGTCACCGTGCTGCTGTTTCAACGCAGCTACCTGTTGTTGCAGTTGCTCAATTGACAATGTTTCGTTTTTAGCCATGGTTGCTACTCCTAAAAGTGTTGGCAAAACTGCCGAATAAAAAAGACAACGCACCAGATCGCTGACGCGATCTGGGGCTTAGGTGTTTCAGATGCTATTGATGTATTCGATGGCTGACTTAATCACATCAGCGTGGCATTTGCGCGGGGCGCAATAACATTGCAACGCTAGTGATTTACCTTCAGCGGCCTGTTGCGCGAGACGTTCGACTTCTTGCCACGCTGCGCTGTTTGTGCGGCGTTGAGCGTCAAGCCATCGCCGATATTGCGCGATGACGTGGTCTCGTTCGCTTTCGTTGTGCATTGGGAACGGGTTACCCAACACACTAGGGCGACCGACATATACCAGCACTTCGTTGGCCATCGGTGCATGTTTGTAGCGTTTGTTTACGACTCGGATCATCTTTGAACCCCTTCGGTCGGTTAAGAACACATACAGAAGACAACGCCTCCAGATCGCGCAGCGATCTGGGGGCTTAATTCCTAGCGGTCGGCCAGCTCTACCAACGAGATCAGCGTGTAGTAGGCCGAGGAGTACCCGTGCTGGGCCAAGTATGTGTCCGGGTGTAGCCCAGTACTGAGGCCCATGATCTCCGCCTCGGCTAGCTCGTAGTCGGATGGGTAGTACAACGCGTGTACCAACGTCTCCGGATGTTCTCCATCCAACAACCGTGTCATTGCAATCTCACGCGCCTGCTTCAGTTGTGCTGCGTTCATGTTCACTACTCCGTAATAAATTGGGCAAGATTGCCGCACTAACAAAGACATCAATCTATCGAACGCAGAGAGATAGATCATTCGCTGTACCGGGGTTGGGGGGTAAGCATCCTTTTTCGTCCGCGGCGAACCCGAATCCGAACCGGGGTGGCGTGTGGGCGGAGAGGGGGAGAGAGGCTCCACCCCACGTAACCGAGCAATTTTTGACGAATCGCCCAAAAACTATATAAATCGTTTTTGACAGATCACCCAAGAACTATATAAATCGTTTTTGACAAATCACCCAAGAACTATATAAATTGTTTTTCTCTGGCCCTAGAAACAAATCCGAAGTACCCACACCCTCTTTTTCCGATCGACTCCGAAAAATTTTGCTAAAATTTTTTCGATCTAACTTCGACCTATAATCGACATATGGCACAACAGGGCAAACGCGGTACGAACGCGACCGAGGAATCCAAGGCAGCACGGGTGGCAGCCCTGCGCGCGAGCGCGCCCAACACAAGCGGGTATGCCGGCGTCGCCGAAGCCAATCCGGACCGACCGCTCACATCCAGAATGAAGGAGTTCGTGAAGCTCTGGGCGCAGGGTGAGACGATCCTGAGTGCGGCGCTCCGTGCCGGCTATAACGACGGCGGTACTTATGCGTACCGACTGGCGAAAGACCCGGCCATCCTGAAGATTTACCACCGGGAGAAAGAGGCCTACGCGGCTGCGGTGGGGATGACGCGGCAGAAAGTGATGGAGGGGCTGCTCGAAGCCGTCGAGATGGCCAAGATTCAGGCGGACCCGACGGCGATGATCGCCGGGTGGCGTGAGGTCGGGAAGATGTGTGGTTATTACGAGCCGGTGAAGAAGCAGATCGACGTGAATATCACCGGGAACGTGGTGATGCAGCGCCTGAACAAGCTGTCCGACGCGGAATTGCTCAAGCTGATCGAGACGGAGACCGCAAACGCGCTCGAAGGTGAGTTCGTCGAGGTGCTGGGGGATGATGAGGATGAGTGAGCAGACCAAACTCAAGGCGGAACTGGCGTCGCGGGTACTCTCACGGCGCCGTTTGCTGCCTTTTATTCAGCGGATGAACCCGAAATACATGGCCGGGTGGGTGCACGAGGACATTTGCCGGCGTCTGGAGCGCTTTTCCGATGACGTGGAGGCCGGTAAGAGCCCCCGCCTGATGCTACTGATGCCTCCACGCCACGGGAAGTCTGAGATCGCTTCAAAAACGTTCCCTGCATGGCATCTTGGGCGTCATCCAGACCACGAAATCATTGCGTGTTCCTACAACATCTCGCTGGCCATGCAGTTTTCACGCCGGGTGAAGCTCTTGCTTCAGGATGAGAGCTACCAGACGGTGTTCCCTGAGACTTTGCTCGACCCGAACAACCAGTCGACCGAGGAATGGGGTATCGCCGGTAAACGCGGCGCCTATGTGGCAGCCGGTATCGGCGGGGGTATCACCGGTAAAGGTGCCCACGTACTGATCATCGACGATCCGATCAAAAACGCGGAGGAGGCAGACAGTGCGAACACGCGGGAGAGCATTTGGGACTGGTACGGCTCGACGGCGTATACCCGTCTCGCGCCGGGCGGTGGTGTTCTGGTTATCCAGACGTGGTGGCACGACGATGACCTAGCCGGGCGTATCCAGCAGGCGATGGCGGAAGATGAGGATGCTGACCAGTTCGAGATTATCAAGTACCCCGCCATCGCCGAAGAGGCTGAGTTTCTGGATACCGAGACTGATCTGATCGCGCGTATCCCGGTGGACGCCAAGGGCGAAACCGACACCCTGCTCGCTGCCGCCGCTGCGGGGCATGATACCGCCCCCCTCAAATACCTGCGCTCCAAGGGCGACCCGCTACACGAAGCACGTTACGACGCTTTCAAGCTGCACCGGATCAAGAAGACGCTGGCCCAGCGGTTCTGGTCGGCGCTGTACCAGCAGAACCCGGTACCTGATGACGGCATGTACTTCACCAAGGATCAGTTCCGTCGCCGGGCGCTACCCCGCGTGCGAGAGGCGAACGTGATCATCGCCTTCGATTTTGCGATCTCGGAGAAGCAGACGAATGACTTTACCGTTGGCTCGGTCGGTCTCCAAGACTACGATGATGTAGTGCATATAGCCGAGGTGCTCAGATACAAGAGCAAGGACGCGTTCTTCATCGTTGATAGTATTCTGAATCTGGCTCAACGCTGGTATCATCCATCCCTAGTGATTGGCCTCGAAGATGGCCAAATCTATCGCTCGATCGAAGCGCTGCTGAAAAAGCGGATGCGGGAGCGGAAGTTCTACCCCGTGATCGAAGTGCTCCGACCGATAACCGACAAACAAGCCCGCGCGCGAGCCCTCCAAGGGAGGATGCAGCAGGGGATGATCAGCTTCAACGATCAGGCAGAGTGGTACGACACGGTGCGCAATGAGATGTTGCGCTTCCCTGCCGGTGTCCACGACGACTGTGTTGACTCACTGGCGTGGCTGGCGCAGCTGGCAGTAGGTAAGGCACCACCCACCCCACCCCGAGCGAAGAAGCTACCGAGCTGGCGGGACAAGCTCAAAGGTGGGTTCGGAGGTACCGGGTCGCACATGGCAGCATAACTAACCACGGAGGGATGATGGGATGGGCTTATTTGATGGGTTGCGTAACGCACTACGCAAGGACTCTGCCAATAACGCCGGACGTGCCCAGCGCATTGCTGATGAAGCAGCTGGCGCTTCGGCAGCAGGCCTTCGGCAAACGGCACGAGTGGCGCCAGAAGACGGCGCGCCGGCTAAACCGAAAAAAGCGCGCAGTAAGGATTTCTTGGAGATGACACCAGAGGAGCGTAAAGCATGGCTCGCACACCCGACGGAATGATGGGCGCACCGATGGCCCCACCAGCGATGACCCCGGAACAGTTTGTATTCTGGGCACGCGGGTATCTGCGTGGCACCGGCCACACAACTATCGAGGATGACCCCAACACAGTGCTGCACGCGCTGCTGGACGGGCTGGACGTAGTGTACCTGCCGACCGCACGCAGCGGTTGCGGTTGCGGCGGTAAGGGGTAAGGACTGAACATGCCTGTTGATACTAGCGTCGCATCGAAGACGTGGTACCGCTATGCGTACTGCCGAGACCACGGGCATCTGGACTTCGTCCTTAAAGACGACAAGTGCAATGCGTTCTTCCGGGGCGATCAGTGGGAGCCGGCTGATCTGGCCCGACTGAAGCAGACGCGCCGACCGGCGCTGACGATCAACAAGATCATTTCCACGCTCGGGAACGTGATGGGGGAGCAGATTTACAACCGCTCTGAAATCGCGTTCCGCCCCCGCTCCGGAGCGCCGGACCAGACTGCTGAAATCCTCACCAAGCTGTTCATGCAGATCAGCGACAACAACCAGCTCGACTGGCGCCGCAGCGATATGTTCTCCGACGGGATCATCGGGTCGCGCGGGTTCCTCGACGTGCGTATGGACTTCACCGATAGCCTGCACGGTGAGGTGCGCGTCGACAACCTGAACCCGAAGAACGTGATCATCGACCCGGATGCAGACAGCTACGACCCGGACGATTGGAACGAGGTGTTCACGACCAAGTGGATGACCGCTGACGACATCGCCGTACTCTATGGTGAAGGCGAAGCCGATCTGCTGCGCGGGCGAGAACAGAGCTACTTCCCTTACGGCTATGACAGTATCGACACGCACCGTGACCGTTTCGGCGGCAACGCGGCGGCTTACTACGACGGCAGCTACGACCAGACCAACGTGATGCGCAATCTGCGCGTTATCGAGCGTCAGTTCCGCACGCTGGACAAGCAGAACCACTTCGTCAACCCGCAGACCGGCGACATGCGGCCAATCCCGAACGACTGGAGCCGCGAGCGCATCGCCTTCATCGCCCAGCAGTTCGGCCTGACCGTGACGAAGAAGCTGGTCAAGCGCATCCGCTGGGCAGTCATCTGTGACAACGTGGTACTGCACGATGACTGGTCACCCTATAAGCACTTCACTGTCGTCCCCTACTTCCCCTATTTCCGCCGGGGCCACACTGTCGGGCTGGCTGAGAACCTGTTGGGACCGCAGGAGCTGCTGAACAAGGTCTCCAGCCAAGAGCTGCACGTCATCAACACCACAGCCAACAGCGGCTGGAAGGTGAAAGCCGGCGCGCTGACCAGTATGAGCATCGAAGAGCTGGAGCAGCGCGGGGCTGAGACTGGGCTGGTGATTGAGGTCAACGATATGGAGGGGCTGGAGAAGTTCACGCCCAACTCCACACCGACCGGGCTGGACCGCATTACCTACAAGGCCGAAGAGCACATCAAGGGTATCTCCGGCGTGTCCGACTCCATGCAGGGTATGGACCGTGAGGATGTGGCCGCCAAGGCCATTCAGGCCAAGCGCCAAGCAGGCAGTACCAACCTCGCCAAACCGCTCGACAGTCTGGTGCGTACGGATTTCATCCTCGCCCGGAACATCCTCGATCTGGTGCAGCAGTACTACAGCGAGGAGCGCATCGTCACCGTCACGCACGACAAGATGACCGGGGAGACCGAGACGTTGCACCTGAACCAGCCGACACCCGAAGGCGAGGTAGTGAACGATCTCACCCTCGGCGAGTACGACGTAGTGATCTCCAGCGTACCTGTGCGTGAAACACTGGAGGATAGCCAGTTCGATCAGGCGATGGCCATGCGCGAACAGGGCATTCAGATTCCGGACGAATTCGTCATCGAGAATAGCCGCCTGCTGCGTAAACGCGACCTGCTCAAGTCGATGGCTGACGCCAAGAATAGCCCCGAGGCACAGGCGCAGGCCGAGTTGGAGCAGCGCGGACTACAGGCCGAGGTGATCAAGACGGAGGCCGAAGCTACGGCCAAACAGGCCGACGCAGGGCTCAAGCAGGCCAAAGCGCAGAAAGAAGCGGCCGCTGTCGGCCACAAAGACGCTGAACTCGCCATCTCGGCCCAGCAGAATGATCAGGAAGTGCAGATGGCCGAACTGGAGCTGGAGCGCCAGAAACACGGGCAGCAGATGCAGATGGAGCGCGAGAAATTCGAGATGGAGATGCAGATGAAGCAGGCTGAGTTCGCCCAGAATCAGCAGCTCAAACAACAGGAAGCACAAGAGCGGATGCGTGCCCAGCGCATGCAGTCGATGCTCCAACAGCAGCAGCAGCAGCAGCAGCAGCAGCAACAACCGCAAGGAGGCAGCGATCATGACATTGACGACTAAACTATTTGCCCGACTACAGGCACCGTTGGACGAGGGCGCGGACTTGTCTGGTGACCGGGGCGACAACTTCGAGCCGGATGCGACGAAAGAGAGTCCGGACAGCCACCAGAAAGCCGCCGAAGACCTCGGCCTGAAGGCCGAGGATACCAAGGCCGAGGATACCAAGGCCGAAGAAGGTGAGGACGAAGGCGACAAGGACAAGACCAAGAAGAAAGACGAGCCGCGTATCCCCAAATCCCGGCTGGATAAGGTACTGTCGCAGCTGAAAGACGCGCAGGAGCAGCTGGCGCAGCTGAAGGGTACGCAGCAGCAGGAGGAGTCCAACGCAGACCTCAAGGCTGCCCAAGGACGTCTCGGCGAG